AAATATATCTATAAGTGAAATTGATATAGATACTTATGAATTTGATGATGAACATATATATTATTGTGATGAAACATGTTCAGGTGGTCCTAAACAAGAAGCACAGGTATTATATATTGTTGAAAAAATGAATAATATATTAATACTTATTGACACAACAACAGGGATTAAATACACAAGAATAAATGACAATTATATTTCAGATGATTATAGAAATGAAATAGAAAGTTTAAATCGAAAAGTTGATAACTGTTATAAAATTATAACTACAATTTCTGATATAGTTAAAAATATTGATATGGAAAGTGTACAAAAACATATTAATACTGCTCAAAAAGCTTTAGGGTTAGTTCAGGAATTAACTGGTAAAAGTACGGTAGGTGAAACAGTTAAAGGACCGATTAATCCAAGACCAATTAATAAATTTTTCGAGGATTAATTATGCAAATGAGAACAATTCTAGAACTTAAAAAAGACCCCAAAATGTGGGAACTATTAAAATATAATTCTTATTGGGTAAAAGAGTTAAATAGTGATTATGCTAATATAAAAAAATATAAAGAAGAAATGAAAGTTAAGTATAAACTTCGTACTACTGATAAAATAAGTGATGCTATCGATAATATTGACATAATTAGTAACGTTTTAAGTGCTTTAAAGTAATTTGCATTTTTGTTATTTTTTTGCTATACTTTTATTAGGAGGTTTTGGATATGAATAATTTAGGTGAACAAGTAGTTGTAAATCAAGAAGTTCCTCATTTTTTGCCAGAATTTAAAAATCCTATTTATGAAGCAGTCATGGCTCGAAAGGAAGTTTTAAGAGCAGAAGTTATAAAAAGAATTAAATGTGGAGATTTTTCAGATGGTTTAGCTCCGTTATTTAGAACTATTGGCGGAATTACTCAAGATGAATATGTTGATATTATAAGTTATTGGTTTAATAATGGACGTAAAGATTTATTTGCAAACTATCGAAGAGCTTTATTTTTTAATGATGTAGACTGTTTAGCACAAGTAGATAGATTCTTACAAGAAAGTAATCTAAATAATTCTGAAGGTAATGGAAGAAAATAACCTTTACATAGAATGATTTACTTTATTAAATAAAAATTTAAAAGAAACTAATGGAAGAATCTAGTTTCTTTTTTTATTTCTTGATATAATGAATATTAGGTGAAGTACATGGAAAATTTTATTCCGGATATTTATAAAAAAAATATATATGATATAGATTATATGAATTTAAAAAATAAAGGTATTAAGTGCTTGCTTTTTGATTTAGATAATACTTTGGTACCTGTTAAAACTGATGCTCCAACTAAAAAGCTTAAAGAATTGTTTCTTTATTTAGAAAGATATTTTAAAATTATTATAATCTCTAATAGTAATAAAGAAAGATTAATTCCTTTTAAAGATGGCTTAAATGTCGATGTTGCTGCTAGTGCCCATAAACCTTTTAAGAAAAAATATTTAAAAATTATCAAGTCAATTCCGAAGTGCTTAAAAAGGCAAAGGAGGACGTAATGGTTCTGCATTGCCTGCCCGCACACAGGGGCGAAGAAATAACCGAGGAGGTTTTCGAAGCGCACGCGAAAGAAATATTCGACGAAGCGGAAAACAGACTTCATGCACAAAAAGCCGTTATGGTAAAACTTTTAAAATAATCTAAATTCAAAGGTCAAACACTATGAAAAACGACAAAGCCTATTTAACTTTGCAAAACGGTAAACAGTTCGTCGGCAGGCGATTCGGCGCGGACGGCGAAATATTCGGTGAGTTGGTTTTTACTACCGGCATGACCGGCTATATAGAAACTTTAACAGATCCGAGCTATTACGGGCAGATAGTAATACAAACTTTCCCTCTTATAGGTAATTACGGTGTAATTCCCCAAGACTGTGAAAGTAAGAAACCCTGGGTTTCGGCTTATGTGGTCAGGGAGAAATGTGATTATCCTTCAAATTTCCGTTGTGAAAAAACTCTTGACAGATATTTGGAAGAAAATAATATATCGGGTCTTTACGGAATAGACACGCGCGAGCTGACTAAAATCGTCCGTGAGGCAGGCGTAATGAACGCGGCGATAACGTCTAAGCCTTTAAAAGATTTTTCGGAATTGAGCGCATATAAAATCAAAAATGCGGTTGAAAGCGTGACGTGCGGTGATGTAGAGTATTTCGGTAATCCCGACGGTTATAAAACTGTCGTATGGGATTTCGGAGCCAAAGACAATATTGTAAGGGAATTGGTAAAGCGAGGTTGCTACTGCATCAAAGTGCCGTCGTTTTATACGGCTGAACAGATTTTGCGGCTTAATCCTCGGGGTTTAATGCTTACCAACGGACCCGGGGATCCGGCCGAAAACCGCGGCGGATGCATACGGAAGCCCGCGCGCTATTGATTATTCGGGAATGCCACACGGAAGCGGCGACGGAACGAGCGAAACGGAGCGCGTCGTGCTGAGAAAGGTCGCTCTCGAAGAACGAGTAAAACAAAAGGAAAACGAAATCGCCGCCGACTGGGCTGAGCTGGAGCCCTTCGTCGAACGCCTTGCCCCCTCCGAAACGCTCGTGATCAATCTCCGCTATTACTACGGCGCCGAATGGCGCGAAATCTGCCAAAGAATTTACGGCAAACACGACGACTATGAGCTCGAAGCCGACCAATACATGGACAAAATGTTCAGAACCCACGGGCGCGCTCTACTCAACCTTGCCGAATTATACACCCACAAAACCGCGTAAATGCCGAAATTCCGCCCGACTTCCGTCGGAAATCTGCGGAAATCTGAAAAAAGGTCAGTAAAACGCAGTAAAAAGAAGTAAATCACATTGAAACGCAGTAAACGGGTGTGTTATAGTGTATGCTGTCAAAGAACCGCAACGGGGAAACTCGTCGCGGCTTTCTTTTTACGGAAAGATCCCGCTATCGGAGCGGGACGGCGGGCGGCGGCTATTTATGGTCGCCGCTTCCAATTATCAACAGGGCTTCGGAGGCGGCTATGGAATTAAACATCAGCATCCCCGGACTGGACGGCGTTCTTTCCAAAGCAAAAAAAACGCAGAGCGACATCCAGAAAGCCGTCAGTCAAACCGTCAAAGACTGCAAAGCCCGCGCTCCCGCGCAGGTAACCAAAGCAGTTACAGCCGTCTATGCGATTAAATCAAGCGAAGTGACGGCGGCGGGTAAGGCAGCCAAAGGCGGTGCGAAAACAGTCGGGGAGATCAAGATCAAGGGCGTGAGTATGGAAAACATACAGCTCGTATATCGCGGTCGCCTTCTTACGCCTACACACTTCTCTATGACGCCCCGAACGCGACCGGCGGGCGGTAAGAAATACACGGTCAAAGCCGCCATATACAAGGGCAAAAAGAAAGCTCTCGGCAGTTCCGTTTTCCTTGCCCCCTCGGGGGCTCTGGGCACGACGGAGATCCCGTTCAAAAGGACGACGGACGCGCGCCTTCCTATTGACGCGATCCGCACGGTAAGCATACCGCAGACGATCGGCAATGAGAAGGTCGCCGCCGATATAAAGGTCAGGCTCAACGATCTGCTGTTAAAACGCTTACAGCATAACATTGACCGATACGCAAAAAAATAGCCCACCCCTATGCGCCGACGTTGCTCAACTGCGGCGCCCCCTTATCTTGTTATTATCGGCAGTACCTCAGAGAAAAAAGCAAAGCCGCTAAGGCACGGAGCGCGTCAGCGAGCGCCCACAAAGTTTCCAGCAGGTACTGTCGGTAATATTTTACTCTTGCGGTGCTCGCGAGCCCAGAACTCGCATAGTCCCGGAGAATTTTTTACAATCGTTTCGTTACGCAAAAAAGGAGGTAATCATGGCAACACAGCCCTCGCAACCGAAGCGGACAATGGTCGAAGCGGCAATGGTCGCGAAGCTGTTCAATTTGACGGTTCGGCGCATTCAGCAACTCACGCAGGACGGGATTCTGACGACCGAGCTCGTCGATAAAAAACGCCGCTACGATCTACTTCTGACGGTTCAAAAATACATTGCTTATCTGCAGGAAAAGGTCGCCAAAAAAGGCGAAAGCAAGGCAGACGCCGAAAACGAGAGCCGCAAAATCAAAGCCGACGCCGACTATCGCGCTACGAAGGCAGAGCTCGCCGATATGGAACTCAAAGAACTCCGCGGCGAGATGCATCGCAGCGAGGACGTCGAAGCTATGACGACGGATCTCGTGTTTACCATCCGCAGCATGATGCTCGCGCTTCCCGGTCGGCTCGCGATCGACCTCGCAAAAATCACAAAGCCCGCGGAAATATCTGAAAGGATCAAGCAGGAAGTTTATGCGATCCTGCTGGAGCTCTCGAACTACAAGTACGACGCCGCCGCGTATAAGAAGCGCGTCCGCGACCGTCAGGGCTGGAGCGAACTCCTGAAAGATGACGACGACACAGGCTGAGGCGCGTCTCAATAAAGCGATCGCGCCCGCCGTCCGTAATTTTGCACCGCCTGACGACCTAACCGTTTCACAATGGGCAGACCGACACCGTCGGCTATCGCCCGAAACTTCAGCCGAGGCTGGCCCGTGGAGAACCGCACGGACGCCATACCTCAAAGAGCCGATGGATGCGTTCAACGATCCGAAAGTTACGAACATAGTCATGGTCGCGGCTTCGCAGGTCGGCAAATCTGAATTTTTGCTAAACTGCATCGGTTACGTCATCGATCAAGATCCAGCGTCCGCCATGTATATACAGCCGACGCTGGACGATGCCCGAAAATTCTCACGTCATAGAATCGCGCCGATGATTCGAGACAGCAAACCGTTACGGTCGAAAGTTTCGGACGTTAAAACGAGAGACAGCGGCAACACGCTCCTGCAGAAAGCGTTCCCCGGTGGTATGCTTACGCTTACCGGCTCGAACACCGCGTCCGCACTTGCGTCGACGCCTGTTCGTTACATATTCGGCGATGAACGAGACCGCTGGGCTTTAAGCGCGGGCACGGAAGGCGATCCGTGGGAACTTGCCAAAGCCCGCCAGACCACATTCTACAACAAGAAAGCCGTCGAAGTTTCGACGCCAACGATCAAAGGAAGCAGCAATATCGAAGCGGCGTATGAACGCGGCACCCAAGAGCGCTGGTGCATAAAATGCCCCCATTGCGGAGAGTGGCACGACATAATTTTCGATAATATCAGATTTTTACCCGAAGAGAAAAAAATCGGCAATAAAATCACATACACGGTTAGCTCGATATTCTGGGTGTGCCCTTCGTGCGGGGCTATAAGCACCGAGGACGAAGTCCGCAATCAGCCCGCGAAATGGATCGCGCAAAACCCCGATGCATACAAGAAAGGCATCCGCTCGTTCTGGTTGAATGCTTTTTCGTCGCCGTGGGTAACGTGGGAGACTATCGTGCTTCGCTTTCTCGAGGCTCGCAACGATCCCGAAAAGCTGAAAGTTGTTTATAACACACTACTCGGTAAGCTCTGGGAAGAACGCGGCGAAATCGAGAACGAGGACGAAGTGATGGCGCGGCGCGAAGAATACAAAGCCGAACTGCCCGACGGTGTGCTCGCGCTCACTTGCGGCGTCGATACGCAGGACAATCGTCTCGAATACGAAGTTGTCGGTTACGGGCACTATGGCGAGGACTGGGGCATTACGAAGGGCGTTATTATGGGGCGCCCCGACAATGAGGAAGTCTGGGAACGGCTGGACGATGTTGTCGATCACGTCTATCGTTTTGCAAACGGTAAAGGACTCCGAATCAGCTGCACCTTCGTCGATTCAGGCGGGCACTATACACAGGAAGTCTATGCGGCTTGCCGCAAACGTCTCGCGAAGCACGTCTTTGCTATAAAAGGCAAAGGCGGGCCCGATATTCCGTATGTCGGGATCCCGTCGCGCGTTCCGTTGAAAGACAACAAAAAGATCTTTTGCTGGCTCTATACGCTCGGCGTCGACGCGGGCAAAGCAAAGATTATGAAGAAGCTGACGACGCAAACGCCGGGACGGAACTATTCGCACTTTCCGCTCGGCGATCGCGGATACGATTCGACTTACTTCTCAGGGCTTCTATCGGAGCGGCTCGTTCTGACGCGCACACGCCGCGGCAATCAATGGGTATGGGAAAAGATCCCCGGACACGAACGCAACGAACCGCTCGACTGTCGCAACTATGCGAACGCGGCGTTCAGGCTCGCCAATCCGGATTTGACCGCGATCGAGAACCGTCTGAAAGGCATCCAAGAAAAACCCGCCGCGCCTGCGGCAAAAAAGAAACCCGCACATCCGAAAAATAAACATCTCGGAAGCGGCGACGACTGGTAAAAGGAGGCAGTATGAATAAAGCCGAAATTGAAAAAAAGATCACGGAAAAGCGTGAGCGACTGGCTTGCTATCTTGCCCGCGAAAAGGAAATGCTCTGCGGCGGAGTCCAAAGCTACGGCGTCGGAACGCGTAACCTTGCGCGGTACAACACCGACCTGAGCACGGTCAGGAAAGCAATCAAAGAGCTCGAGGACGAAATCAAAGAGCTCGAAGCGATGATCACAAAACAAAAGCCCCGCCGAGCGGTCGGCGTGGTTCCGCGGGACTGGTAAGGAGACGATATGAACAAATCAGACGACAAAAGGCTCGCCCCTTTCGGCGCGAGACCGCGTCGACCTACTAACAAAGGTTACGGCGACGCGGGCGCCAGTTATTCCAAAAAAGCCCTGAAGGGCTTCCTTGCGTCGAGCGGATCGGCGCACGAAGATATTGACGCGAACAATCGAACGCTTCGACAGCGGGCTCGTATGCTCTATATGGCGGCGCCGCTCGCGACGTCGGCGATCAAGACGAATCGCACGAATGTCATCGGCTGCGGCTTGCAACTCAAAAGCAGGATCAACAGGGAGCGGCTCGGGCTTTCTGCAGATCAAGCGAAAAACTGGCAAAAACGAACCGAGGAAGAGTTCGAGCTCTGGGCGGCGAGTAAGGTCAACTGCGACGCGATCGGGATCAATAATTTTTACACGGCGCAACAGCTCGCGTTCTCTTCCCAGCTTCTCTCCGGCGATGTCATTGTATTGTTACAGCATGAAGAACCGACGTCGCTCAACCCCTACGGCTTGCGTTTCCATATAATCGAAGCTGATCGGCTTTCTACGCCCATTGATACGGTCGCGGGATCTTCGGCTTTCAATTATCTGACGCAGGGCACGACGAAAGACGGCAACATGATTTACGACGGCGTCGAAACCGACAAGAACGGAAAAATCGTCGCTTACCATATACGCAACACTTACCCCTTCGAGCAAACGACGAAAGAGACGAAGTGGGTGCGCGTCGTGGCATACGGCGAAGAGACAGGACTTCCGAACGTGCTCCACATTATGCAGGCGGAACGCCCCGAGCAATATCGCGGCGTAACCTATCTGGCACAGGTTATCGAGCCGCTTCTGCAACTGCGGCGCTATACCGACAGCGAACTTACGGCGGCGGTCGTCGAGAGCTTTTTCACGGCGTTTATAAAAACTGAGTCCGATCCGAGCGCGTTCCCGTTTAATGAGGTCGGCGATGGAGAGGTTCAGGACGGTACGACAGGTGAGAGCGAGCAGGGAATCAGCACGGACGAAAACGAATACGAAATGGGCCCCGGTCAGATCAACGTAATGAAGCCCGGCGAGGATGTCGTATTCGGCGATCCCAAACGCCCCGCGGGCGGCTTTGATGCATTCGTTCAGGCTATCTGCAAGCAGGTCGGTGCGGCTTTGGAAATACCTGCCGATCTTCTTCTTAAGGCGTTCAATGCGTCGTACAGCGCCAGCCGCGCGGCACTTTTGGAAGCGTGGAAAGCGTTCAAAATGTGGCGCGAATGGTTCGTTGACGACTTCTGCCGCCCGCTTTACGAGGTGTGGCTTTCCGAAGCGGTCGCTCGCGGTCGTATTCTCGCTCCCGGCTTCTTCTTCGATCCCGCTATCAGAGCCGCGTGGCTCGGTTCCGAATGGATCGGCCCGTCGCAGGGACAGCTCGATCCCGTCAAAGAGATCCAAGCCGAAGCCCTTGCCTGCGAGAATGGATTCAGCACACGCGAACAGTCGACCGTCAAACTTAACGGCGGCAGTTACGAGGGCAACGTCGAGCAGCTTGCCGACGAAAACGCTCAACTTTCAAAGACAAAAGGAAAAAGCGAGCAGGGCGATTCACTCGATGCGCTTGCCGCGGCGCTTATTCCTAAAATCTTAAACCAAATCAAACAAGGAGGAGATCCTACATGAAGAACAGGATCAAATTGACAAACGGCCCGAACCCCGCCTCCGCGCGGAAATGCTGGAACGTAATCACGGGCGCGGGAAGCGACTCGGCAGAGATCACGCTTTACGGCGACGTGTGCAGTCAGCAACCGACGGACTGGTGGACGGGCGAACCCGCTCCCGGCTTATACATAACGCCCGAGGGCTTCCTCGACGATCTCGCGCAAATCAAAGACAAGTCGGAAATCGTCGTGAAAATTAACAGCGGCGGCGGCGATCTATACACCGGCATCGCCATCCACAACGCGCTCAAATCGCTAAAAGGACACAAGACGGTCATCATCGAAGGGCTTGCGGCAAGCGCCGCCAGCGTGATCGCTTGTGCCGGCGACGAAGTTCAGGTTCACGCCGGAAGTATGATCATGATCCACGGCGCCGCCGTTTGCGTGGTCGACTTTATGACCGCCGAGGACGTCAAGAAAATCGCAAAAAATCTCGAGGCGGCAAACAGCGCAATCGCGCAGATCTACCACCAAAAGACGGGGCTCGAAATCGAATCCCTCCGCTCTATGATGAAAGCGGAAACGTGGATGGTCGGCAAGGATGCCGTCGACAAGAAATTCGCGGATACTTTGCTTTCGGACGCGGGCCCGAGTATGAGCCTGAGCGCAGACAAGAAGGTGCTTCTCGTTGCGGGCGTTCGCCACGACGTGAAAGCCTTCCACAACATACCGGGGACGATCCCGGTCAAACCCGATGCTTCTGCCGAATCGGCAGCAGTAAATAAAAAAGAGCCGCCCGTCAGCGGCAAAGGAGAAACAACCATGACGGAAAAAGAACTCAGGGCACAGTTCCCGGACATCATTGCCGCTATTGAGACGGCGGCGACCGAGAAAGCCCGCACGGACGCGGTAAACGGAGAGCGCGCCAGATTGAAAGCGATCGAAGAGATCGAGTCGCAAATCGGCGATCCTGCGCTTATCGCAGACGCCAAATACGGCGCGAATGCCTGCACCGCGGAACAGCTCGCACTCAAAGCTATGCAGGCACAGGCAAAACTGGGCGCGGCGCACCTTACCGCGCTCGCATCCGACGGGGAGAAATCGGGCGTGAAAGACGTCTCGGGAAACCCTAACGGCGGCAACGGCGACACCGGAAGCGACGACGCTGCGGAGCTTAAGGGAATCGTTGACGCTTACAAATCTCAAACGGGAGGATCCAGAAGATGACGAAACTCAATGAAAACGTCGGCTCGGTTGAATACGACGAGCTGATCAACAGCGCGGAACCCAAAGCGGACGTGTTCAACGTAACGCTCAGAGCTCAGGCGGCGGAAACGATATTGAAGCGCGGCACCGTGCTCGCTCTTTCGGACGCCGACAACAAGGTTGTCGTGCTCGGCACGTCCGCGAAAACCTTCGGAGAAGGCGCCAGCACCAAGACGGAAAACCTGACCGCGAACTGCATCCTTTCCGACGATGTAACCGTCGGCACGAAAGACTGCATCGTGGTCGCTTATCGCACCGGACACTTTAATCGCAACAAACTCATCGTTGCGGAAGGTTACACCCTCGCGCACTCGGACGAAGAAGAACTTCGCAAAGTCGGCATTCTTCTCGATACGGCGCTCAACGCATAAAAAGGAGACAAAATCATGTTAGACATTTTCAAAACGCATACCATGCTCCTGCTCGTTAAGGAGCTCAACCCTCTGCACACCTTCCTTCGCGATCGTTACTTCCCGACGAACGAATCGACGGATCTGTTCGCAACGGACGACGTGCTCGTGCAATATCGCAGCGGAAGCAAAAAACTCGCGCCTTTCGTTGCTCCCCGCAAAGGCGGCGTCGCCGTATTGCGTAAAGGTCATCACATGGAACGCTACACGCCGCCCTATATCGCGCCCAAGCGCACCATGACGATCGACGACCTTAACAAGCGCGGCTTCGGCGAGGCGCTCTATACGAAGCTGACGCCCGCTCAGCGTCAGGCAACGCTTATGATGCAGGACTTCGAGGATCTCGACGAAATGATCAGTCGCCGCGAAGAAGCTATGGCGGCGGAAACGCTTCTTACGAACGGCTGCGTCATGAAGCACATTACCGACGATCCCAGCAAACCCGAAGAAAAAGAGATCCGTTTTTACGACGGAGAAACCAACCCCGCGCAGTACACGCCCGCAACGGACTGGAACGCGGCGGGAGCCACAATTCTCGAAGATATCGCCGTTGTCTGCGGCGATCTGGCGGCGAAAGGACTGCCTGCGACGGATCTCATCGTTGCGCCCGACGTCGGCTCGACTATTTTGCACGATGCCGAGATCCAAAAACTTCTCGACAATCGGAACATAAATATCGGCGGTGTGGATCCCGAGAAACTTCCCAACGGCGCGACGAAAATCGCGCGCCTGAATTGCAACGGACACGTCGTGGATGTTCTTCAGTATAGCGACACCTACACGAACGACGACGATGAAAACGTCAGCTTCATTCCCGCAGGCAAGGCGATCCTTACCGCGCCCGGATGCGGTCGTACTCTTTACGGCGCCGTTTCGCAGGTTGAGCAGGAAGATAACCTGTTCCATACCTACACGGGGAAAAGAATCCCGAAATTCGTCGGCAGCGCGGGAAGCAACACGCGCGAACTTTATCTCACGTCGTGCCCTCTCTGCATTCCCAACAACAAGGACGCGTGGATCGTAATCAATGCGATCAACCCGAGCAAAGATTAAGGAGGGCGGTATGGTCAAGATTATCAAAGGTACTTACGGACGCCGTAAGGGCTCCGTCATCGTCCCCGTTCGCGCAGGCGAAACCGTGGAACTTACCGACGAACAGGAAGCCCGTCTCGTTAAGCTGGGCGTCGCGGAATATGTAAACGATTCCGACGGTGCGCCCGCGCCTTCGTCGAGCGACGAAACCGACGAACAGGAAGCTCCCGAGCTTCCCGAATACAACGACAAAATGAAGCTCCCCGAGCTTAAAGAAATCGCCGAAAAATACGGCGTCGATGCTTCCGCAATGACGACCAAAAAGGAAATTATTGCCGCGATTGATGCCGCAAGGGAAGAACTTCCCACCGTCGGCGGTGCGGGCGATGTCGTCGACTGACTTTAAGGAATTGCTCAAAGCCGACCGCGATGTGTTCCTGAATCTCGGCGAGTTCGGAGAACAGCACACCGTTGAAGGCAAAGAAATCGCCGCTGTTTTGGATGAAGCCGTTCTGGCAGATTCCAAAACGGCGGAAGATCTCGGGCTTACGCGCGGCGACCTCGTTCTATTTGCGAAATGCGAAGATCTTCCCGCTCAACGCACGGCAGGCGAAAGCCTGAACGTGGACGGGCGGGACTATCTCATCGCTTCGTGGCGCGACGACTACGGAATAGCGAAAATTTTCATATTCCAAAATCTCGGTTAAGGAGGCAAGCTATGACCATCGTTCAAAGTCTGGAGAAGATAACCGACTGGCTCCAAACCAACGTGTGCGACAAAATCAAGCTCAAAGCCCCGCACGACGAGGACGTCAAAATATACGAAGAAGTTAACCCCGTGGCTCACACACTCTTTCAACCCGGCAAAAGCAAAGCCCCGCCCCAAACAAAATACCAGATCCCGTCGGTCGTCGTACAGCTTATCGACGGCGCCGACGATATGGTTAAATCGAACACGCGGATGAAGATCCAGCTCAGCTTTATGGTATGGAACCCCGGAAAGCACCCGCAGGAAGGCGCAAAAGAATTTACGCGAAACGCCGACGGCTGGAAAGATGTCTGGAACTTCGTCGATCATGCGCTTCAGACAATCGAAAACGCCGAATATTTTGACGATGCGCTTCGCGTCGTCAAAGAGCTCGGCATCACTTTCGGGCAATTCCAACAAGATGACGCGCTGGTCGACCTTTACCCCTACTGGGGAGCGTGGGCGATTCTAACCGTCGAAAAAGGGCTCGCCCGAACGGCGGAGTTCTATAAAAAATTTTTATAAGGAGCTAATAACATGGACAACTACAAGTATGGCGTTTACGGCAAGATCGGCGACGATATTGCAAAGAACGCTTCGGAGGCGGGCACCGCGCCGGTATATATCGGCACCGCGCCCGTTAATTTTCTCTCCGATTATTCCGGCAAGGTAAACGTGCCGGTTAAAATCAGCAACTTGAGCGACGCCGTGAAAAAGATCGGACACTTCTCCGATTCTACCAAGTGGGCAAAGTACACGCTATGCGAAGCGGTGGCGGCTCACTTTGCGAACGCAAACGGAAATGTCGGCCCGATCTACGTTATCAACGTACTCGATCCCGACAAGAACAAAAGCGCCGCGGCAACGACGAAAACGCTCACTTTCACGAACCGCAAAGCAACGCTTCCCGCGCTCGACATCATTCTCGCGACGGTCGCGATCGAGGACAAAGTTCTCGGCACCGACTACACGCTGAGCTTCGACTTCGGCACCGGTATTCTTACCATTACCGACATCGGCGAGCAGGCTATTGAAACGGCGGCACTTTCGTATTACACGGTCGATCACGACGAAATCACGGAAACGACCGTAATCGGCGGGGAAACGACCGACGGCGAGATCACGGGTATTGCGGCGCTTAAACTGCTTTACCAGACCTGCAACGTCATCCCGACCTATCTCGCGGCGCCCGGCTGGAGCGACAAGAAAGCCGTTTACGCCGCGCTGGTCGCCGCATCGCAGAATATCAACGGACACTGGTCGGCGTTCGTTTATGCCGATCTTCCTATCGAGGCGACGAAAACCATCGCGGCGGCAAAGAAATGGAAAGACGACAACAGCTACAACTCGGGCTATTCCAAAGTATTCTGGCCGCAGGCGAAGAACGGCGGCGACGTTTATCATCTCGCCACGCTGGCGCTCGTCGAAAAATTGCGCTGCGATCTGAAAAACGGGAACGTCCCCTTTGAGACCGACGGCAACAAAACGCTCGCGGTTACGGGGCTTTACTTCGGCGACGGCGTAAATCTCCCCGGCTTCGATAAGCAGGACGCCAACGAACTGACCGCTCACGGCATCTCGACGGCGATCTACTGGGAAGGCAACTGGAGAACGTGGGGAGATCACACGGCAGCCTATACCTTCGGCGGAAGCCACAAAGCCCGCGAGATCTTCGACGTCAACATGATTATGCTGTTCTACATCGCGAACAGCTTCCAAAAAGAATGGGGAACGACTATCGACCAGCCCATGACGACCGCGCTCCGCGATACGATTTTGAACCGCGAGCAGGAAAAGCTCGACGGGCTTGTCGCGCAGGGCGCGCTTATCGGAAGCCCGAAGGTCGAGTTCCTCGACAGCAATAACGAAGAGAGCGAAATTCTCAACGGGAACTTCCGCTGGGACATCGCCGCAACCAACACGCCGCCGCTTAAATCGGCGACGGGAGTCGTCTGCTATACCGACGCAGGCTTCTCGACCTACTTCGGAGGTGAAGCATAATGGATCAAGCAAACGCTATACTCGCAGATACCTGTTACTGCGACAATGTTCTCGTCGCGAAAGACGTCTCCATCAATCTGCCGGCGGTCAATTTTTTGACGTCGGAAGTAAAGGCGATGGGCTCGATGGACGTCGTGCTCGTCGGGCTTCTCGAAGCAATGGAAGCGTCGATTACGAAGGTCGGACAGGACGAAGGACTGAGCCGCGCGCTCACGCCCGAAAAACACAACTATGAGTTCCGCTACGTCCAGAACGTAACCAAAGGCGACGGCACCGCCAAGCCCGAAGGCTGCAAGGCGTTTCTGACGGCGGTTCCGAAAGGCATCCCCCAGACTGCGATCGAAGTCGGCAGCAATATCGAAAGCGAGATCTCGCTTGCGGTTTCGCGCTACCAGCTTTACGTCAACGGCGAGGAGCTTCTCTGCATTGACAGGCTCAGCCAGATCTGCCGCATTCGCGGCGTCGACTATTACAAGAAAATCGCGTCGATGCTCTAAGAGCGAACAACCCCGGCGGACACTCTCCTCCGGGGTAATTTTTTTATAAGGAGACAAATCACATGGAAAGCATAAAGCTCAAAAAGCCCCTTACTATCAACGGGGCAAAGGTCGAAGAACTGACCTACGACATCAACGAAATCACGCCCGCAGGCTTCGCGGAAGCCGAGTTCAAAAAGTCGCAGGCGTCGGGATCCAAAGGTGCCCCCAATGCGGGCGCCGTCGAACTCGACTACTCGATGCATCTCTATCTCGGCTTTGCGGCGATCATCGCCGTGAACCCGCAGTACGACTACAATGATCTGCAAAGGATCAGCGGGCCCGACGTGATGAGCGTTATGAAGATCGGAAGAAATTTTATAATCGCCTCGGCGGCGGGCGACTCGGAAGCCGCGGAATCCGAAAATGCATCCGAGACTTCGCCCGCGTCTACCACACAAGCATAGTAGACCTTGAGAAAAAACGCCTGACCGAGTTCATGGTCGACTACGCTGAAGCGGCGGAAGATCTCGCGCGGGAAGCAGAACGGCGTCAAAAGAACGCGCCGAAAAAAATCAGCAAAGCCAAGCGCAGGAGGTAACACCACATGGCGGCTAAAAACAAAATACTGCAAGCCGTCGTTGAAATCGCGGGCAACGTAAGCCCGACGCTTGCATCCTCTATTCAGGACACTATCGGCAAACTCGACAAGCTCAACGTGAAGGCGCTCGCTGTCGGGGCAGGAGTCGCCGGCGGCGTCGCGGTCGCTTGTAAAGCGATATTTTCCGCCGGCAAATATCTCGTAAACCTCGGCACTCGTTTCGACGACGTCGAGGACACTATCAGGATCGGCACAGGGGCAACGGGCGACGCGCTCGATGCCCTTATGAACGATTTTTCTGCGGTATATTCCGCGATCCCTACCGCGATGGAAGATGCGGCGGCGGTTATAGCGGACTACAACACGCTTCTCGGCTTAACGGGCGAGGAGCTTCAGGATCTATCTATTCAAGCGATACAGGTCGCGAGTATGCTCGACGAGGACGTCGGCGACGTCGTCGCGGAATCGTCGAAGGCGTTCCAACAATGGAGCATTGACGCCAAAGACATGGGCGGCGCGATGGACTTCGTGTTCAAAGCCAGCCAGTCGACGGGCGTCGGCTTCTCGGAACTAATGAGCGACTTGCAAATGTACGGCGCCCAGTTCCAGACAATGGGTTATTCTTTCGAGGAAGCAACGGCTATGATCGGGCAACTCGAAAAGGCGGGCGTCAATACAAACGAAGTTCTTGCCGCGATGAAAAAGTCGGTCGCTACGCTCGCACAGCACGGCATCGGCGCGGCGGAAGGACTCGATCTATACGTCGAAGCCATAACGAACGCGAAAGATATGACGACCGCGACCGCGCTCGCCGCGGAAGCGTTCGGAACCCGAGCCGCGTCAACTATGGCGGCGGCAATACGCGACGGGACTTTTGACATTGCCGCTCTGACTGCCGCATTACAGGAAAATCAAGAAACGATTAACGCCTGCGCGGCGGACACTTACGACTTCGCGGAACAGCTTCAAATTTTCAAACAGCAGGCGGAAGTCGCGCTGAAACCTATCGCGGCGACGCTATTCAACGCGCTGAACGAACTGATGCCCGTCGTCGGGAAACTCATGGAGAGCCTGATCCCGATAATCGACGATCTGGTTAAGGTGCTCGTTCCGCTCATCGACAACATTGTGACGGAAATTGCGCCGCTATTGACCGAGCTGCTGACGCCGGTCGTAAAAATCGCGGACTCGCTTCTGACGAAAATCATCCCGCCGCTGGTGCGAATTATAACGGACATTCTTCCCGTTGTCATTCAGCTGGTGGATGCGGTCGCGATTATCGTCGAGCCCGTGTTTGAAATGCTCGGCGCGGTGCTTCCGCTTATCGCGGAACTTTTGTCGGCGGTTATGAAGGTAGTGAGCGAACTGCTCAGCAAGATCCTTCCGTTCGTCGAGAAGGTTCTGGCGGCGGTTATGCCGATTATAACGTCGATTGTCGAGGCGGTGCTCCCGTTGCTCATCAGTTTGCTCGACACGCTAATGCCGATCCTCGACATCGTATTCTCGCTTTTGGATCCGATCCTCGACGTCGTGCTTGCAATTCTGACGCCGTTGCTTCAGCTCATAAACACCATACTGAAGCCGATCATCTCGTTGATCCAAACGCTTATAACCAAAGCTCTCGAACCGCTGAAGCCTATCATCGAAGCGGTCGCGGGGCTGTTTTCGGGCGTTCTCGGCGGCGCGCTGGAGTATCTGCGTCCGCTTATTGAAATGTTCACGAATATTCTCGGCGGGCTCATGGAGTTCGTGCAGAACGTATTTGCGGGGAACTGGTCGGCGGCGTGGGGAAATATCAAGGACGTGTTCGCGAACGTCTGGGAAGGCATCAAAGAACTCGGCAAGGGCGCGATAAACGGACTTATAACCGTCGTTGAGACGGGCATCAACTTCCTCATCAAAATGATCAACGGGCTAACGCAAGGGCTCAGTAAAGCGTGGACGTGGCTCGGCATTCCGGCGATCCCGGAGATCCCGCTCCTTTCGCTTCCACGACTTGCAACCGGCGGCTTTACCGACGGCGTAAGCATAGCGGGCGAGGAAGGCACCGAAGCCGTCATCTCGTTCGATCCTGCATACAGGAAGCGGAACATTGAAACGTGGGAAGCTGCGGGCAAACTACTCGGCGTGGTCGGCACCTTAGACGTGAGCGAAAGCGCGAAGGCGGCGACCGCCGCTTCCGTCGAACTTCTCGCCGCAGAAAACGCCAAAGCAGAATCGCCGCAACTGGCGCAAGCCGGACAGCTCATTGAAATGGACGGCTTCAGCCTCGGCGAACTTACCGAGACGACGATCATCTATTACGACTTCAGCGGCTTTACATGGTCGCCCACCGTCAACGGCGTAAAATCGGAAAAGAAAGAGGACGTCCTCGAAGCATTGAAAGAAAACGAGAGCGAGTTCTTCGACTGGCTCGAGAACTGGATCAGGACGAAGGAGGTCGGCAGATATGACCGCGTTACAGTCTATTAAATACACCACAAGGCAGGGCGACACGTTCGACGAGCTCGCCCTGCAGGTGTACGACAGCGAAAAAAAGGCGCACCTTTTAATCGAAGCAAACCCCGATTATGCCGACGTACTGACGTTTGACGCGGGCACCGTATTGACGATCCCCGTGAATGATGACATCGTTCTGCCCGAAACGCTTGCACCGTGGAGGCGCGGCTCATGAATTTGATATACGAAGGCGTCGATATTACGACGAAAGTCGCAATCAACCGTTGCGAAGCCGAAACTTATGCGGAAAACAAAGCCGACCAGCTTCTTCTGCGTTTCAGCGACGCGGCGACAAACTGGGACAAATGGCACCCCGTTTGCGGGGACACAATTCAACTAAACGACGGAGCGGCCCGCACCGGCAAAATGTTCATAACGAGCATAACGCCGGAGAACGGGCTGTTCTCCCTTCGTGCGACCGCTATGCCGCCGACGGGCGAGAATATCAACAGCCAATCGTGGGAAAACGTGCGGCTCTTTCAGCTCGTCAACGATATAGCAAAAAAGCACGGGCTCGCGGTTAAGATATACGGCGTAACCGATCAACTCTATCCGTACATACAGCAAACGCGGATGACGGACTTCGTATTCCTGAACCGTCTGCTCCAAATGGAAGGCTGCGCTATGTTATTTTACGACGGCGCGCTTGTGATATACGACGAACTGCAACGCGATCGAAGTCTGGCGTCGGCAACGGTTAAAATCGGCGTCGACGGGCGATTCGGTTACACCGACAATTCCTCGCAGTCTTACGGCTCTATCGAACTTGTGAGCGGCAGTTTCCGCGGTACGTTTACCGATTCGGCAGCTCCCGCCGCGCGTGTTCTGAAGCCCGCAACGCCCGTTGAATGTATGAGCGACGCGGAAGCCCAGCGTTTTGCGCGCGGGATCCTGCGGCAAGCGAACAAGAACGCTTACACGGGACACTTCCGGCGTAAATTCACAGCGGAATATGCGGCGGGTAGCGTTCTCAACCTGCAAACGGAAAAAGCACCGAGCTGGAACGGCAAGATCTTCATTACTCGGACGCGCAACAATTTTATCACGGGCGAAAGCAAGATATTTTTCAGGCGAACGCTGGAGGTGTATTGATGGCGGAATTGCAAAAAGGCTATATCAGCACAATCGAAGGCAACACGGCGCGCGTTGTGCCCGATCAAGTTGACGGTTCCGTAACGAAGCCGCTGACGATTCACGCATCGCTTCGCGGCGACGCCGGCAATCTTAAAAAAGGAACGGCTGTCGTGTTCGTTGTGTTTTCCGATCGGTCGGGACTTATACTGAGCCGTGCGGACGGCGAGATCTTCGCGCCCGATTCTTAAAAGGAGGCAACTCATGGCAGTAACTGCAACATTCAGAACAACCGCGGGAACCAAGACGTGGGAAGTCTCCCCGCGCAAGGTTCTCGATATTGACGGGCTGAGCACGGGCTTTGAGCTCGAAGCCGACAACAACAGCGCCGTCGAAGGATCCCCGCTCACAAACGAGCGCGGGCTCAAAAAGAAGCAAATCAGCTTTTCGTCCAACTTCCACGCCGCTCTCGGCTTTGACGTTCGGGCGGAATTTGACAGCTGGGAAACATGGGTGGGACTTGCCGGCATTCTCCGCTTCGGCGGCGAACGCTTCGGCGCGAATAGCTGGCTCCTTACCGGCGCGAAAGCTACAAATATTCAGACCGATCCGAGCGGGCGGTGGCGCAGTTTCAAGATGGCGTTCACTTTTGAAGAAAGCGACGACACCACCGTCGACGACATCGAAGAAGCGGAAGCGGCAATCGAAGCGGCAAAGTCGGCGGTCGGCGTTCAACCGCCCGCGGCGTTTGTAACCGCCAAGAAAGCGCCGAACCCGTTCCTTGCTAAGTTATTGAAAAAGACGACGGGCAGCGAGCTCATCATCGCGCTGGGCGACGTCGTTCGCTTCACAGGCGGCGCGCAATACACAACGAGCACCGGCTCGACGGTTATCAAGAACTCGGCGGCGGGGCTTGCAAAAGTAACCAAATTTGCAAAAAGCGCCCCGCACCCTTATTTTCTCGTCAGCGTCGACGGCTCGACGGATGTCGCGGGCTGGGTAAGCGCATCGCAGGTTACGGTATAAGGAGGCTATTATGTTAAGCAAAGGCAATTCAGATATAGCCGTCTGCGTGAATAATCTGCTCAAAACTTCGCGCGGCGAGGTTCCCTACGAGCGACTGAAAGGCGTCAACTTTTCATTACTCGACGGGCCCGCGTCGACTGCAGGGCAGGAAATGATCGAGGACATAGAATGGATGCTCTCGATTTACGAACCCCGCGCAAAGGTTGACGGCGTTCAGCTCATTCCTGACGACGCGCAGAACGGTCGCTTCACGATAAAGGCAAATATATCAACGCAGGGGGCAACAGACCTATGAACGAATTTATCACAACGGACGCGGAACTGATCCGCGACGAAATAATCACGGAACTCGAATCATCCGTCGGCGGGCCGCTTTACCCGGGCGACGAGCGCAGGATGTTCGCCGAAGCTCTTGTCGCGGTGTTCGTCTCTATGTACAATTCCCTGAACGACGCGGCGCGGCAGAAAATGCTCCGATATGCGCGGGGATCCGTACTCGATGCACTCGGCGAGCGCGTCGGTGTTGCAAGGATCGCACCGACGTCGGCAACGACAACGCTGCGATTCTCTTTATCGGAACCCGTCGGGGAAAACGTATTGATCCCGCAGGGAACCAGAGCCACAAGCGACAGCACCCACTATTTTGAAACGACAGCCGCGGCGGTTATCGAAGTCGGCGAGACGTTTATCGACGTGGACGCGAAAAGCGTCGACGGCGGTGCGGCATATAACGGGATCCCGATCGGAGGGATCAATTCTCTCGTTGATCCCGTTGTGTACGTCGACCGCGTGAGCAATACGACGGAAACGTCGGGCGGTGGCGACGAAGAAACCGACGACAGCTATCGGGAACGAATCAAAGCCGCACCTTCCAAACTCTCGACCGCGGGCCCGATAAACGGCTATAAATACTGGGCAATGAGCGCGGACTCGAAGATCGTCGACGTTACGGTCAAATCGGAGCAGGAGACAATCACGCGCGACTTGCCCGTGTGCGGCGGGAAAGCGTTCAAGGGCGGCGACACGCTTCTCTTCGATACATTGACCGTCTACAAGGCAAACGGCGCCACAGCGGCTAAAAACGGCGATTATACGGCGGAATATACCGACGGGCTTCTCACTATTACGCTAACGAGCGGTGGCGCGCTTTCCGGCGCGTCCAGCGTTAAAATATCGATCGACACAACAAACGCGGGCGTCGTCAGAATCGTGCCTATGTGTGCGGACGGAGAGATCCCCGACGACACCGTTCTCGAGAAAGTCTTTGCTGCCGTCAACGCTTCGGAAGTTCGTCCGCTGACGGACAGGGTAAAAGTCGAAGCTCCGACGGTTGAAGAATATGACGTCGTCCTGACTTACTACACGACCGCAGCAGAAGAAAGCGACTGCATCCTTACGGTAGAAGGCGCGGGCGGCGCGATTGATCAGTTCAACAAATGGCAAAGCGCGGAGCTCGGGCGCGATATAAACCCCGACAAGCTCCGTGCGTTGATTCTCGCACCGTCCGGCGACGGCGCCGTCGGCGCTTCCCGCGTTGTTATTACGAGCCCCACCTTTAAGGAACTGAACGACACGACGATCGCCAAATTCAGCGGAACAAAAACGATCAAACACGAGGTGGTCAAATGATTAAGCTCGACGATGTGGACGTTCTCAAACTCGTTCCCGAATTTATGCGGAACGACGCGGCGGTTCAAGGGCTCGCTGCTGCCGTCAATTCGCTCATCAAAGCGCCGGGCGCCAGAATTAAAACCGCCCGCGTCTGGGATCAAATCGACCGACTGACGGGCGCCCAGCTCGACGAGCTCGCGTATGAGCTTGACATCGACTGGTACGACAAAGATCTGCCGCTCGAAAATAAGCGGGCGCTTGTAAAGTCTGCCGATCTCGTTCATAGCCGACGCGGCACAAAATGGGCGGTCGAGCAGGTTCTTATCGACACCTTCGGAAGCGGCACCGTAAAGGAATGGTACGACTACAACGGTCAGCCGTTTCATTTTCGGGTAAGCACCGATTACCCGCTCGAAACGCAGGACATTATCGAACAATTCAGGAAGGCGGTCGCAGTCGCAAAACCCTGTCGGGCGGTTCTCGATTCCATCGAGTTCGCGCACTCGGGCGCGACGGGCGCCTTCACGGCGGCGGCAAGCATCGGCGTCGATATTAAGGCGGCAGGCGTCGCAATAAACATTTAAGGAGACAATTATGTGGAATGATGCAGTAGTAACGAACGCGGGCAAAGAACTGCTCGCGCAATGGCTCGGTGGCGGCGAATTTGTCATTGACAGCGCCGCAACCGGTCAGGGCACCGTGGCGGCGAGCCTGCTCATGGGACAGACCGAGCTCGTAAGTCAAAAGCAAAATATGAGCATCGTCAAAGCGGAAAATATAGGCGGCGGGCGCCGCCTTCAGCTTCAACTTACCAGCGAAGGCGTAACAAACGCTTACACGATCAATCAAATCGGCATCTGGGCGCGGCTCGGCAACGGCGCCGCAAAAATGATCGCTATCTTCCAAGACAGCACGGGAATCAGCGTCCCGACCTTTGAGCAAATGCCCGATTATGTATTCACGTTTTACGCGACGATCCAAATATCGAACAACGGCGAGCTCGTTGTCAACGTCGACAAAAGCGCGATCGTTACACGGGCGGACTTCGAGGATCACACCAGCAACAAGGAGAACCCGCACAAAGTAACGCAAAAACAGCTTTTCGACGATCTGACCGAAGCGACCGCGCTCGCGGCGGCGGACTTCATTCCCATCGAAGTCGTTGCGGACGGCACCGCAAAAAAGATCTCGAAGGAAAACCTGCACAAAGCTCTCGGGCTGAATACGACATCCATCACAGGCGCGACGGTAACGCTCGGGGCTTCGCAAACGTATTCCGGATCCGTCAAAACGCAAGCCGTCAGTTCCGTCGTTGTCGGCGGGAAAACCCTGACGGCGGGCACCGACTATATCGTTTCGGGAAACACCGGAACGAACGCGGGGAACTACACCCTTATTATCACGGGAATCGGCGCGTATGTGGGCTCTATCGCCAAATCGTGGACGATTGCGAAGGCGGCGGGATCCGTGAGCGTGGGCACGTCGACCGTCAGCGTCATAGGCGCAGTCGGAAAGACAACGACGGTAAGCGTCAGCCGTTCGGGTAATGGAACGATTATAGCCGCAAGCAGCGCGCCCGAAGTCGCCGACGTTACACTCAGCGGCTCCACTTTGACGATTAAGGGAATGAGCTCTGGATCGGCGGTCATAACGGTTACGGTCGCCGCAGGAACGAACCACCAAGCGGCAACCTGCAGGATCTCCGTCTCAGCGACGATATTCCCGAGTGTTCTCAACGACAACTCGTGGGAGCAGATTCGGTATGCATCCGACAACGGGATCGCAGCTTCGATCTGGTCGGTCGGCGCAACGAAAAAAGTCAAAGTACAGGGCAACGTCGGCGCGCAGGCAATCGACGCGGAGCTCTGGGTGTATATTCTCGGCTTCAATCATAACGCGGCTCGCGAAGGCAACAACAAAATACACTTCGGCACCTTCAAAACCGCACAATCGGGCGGGACGGACGTCGGTTTAATTGACAATGAGTACGGAAAATACTATACTGATGGACGGAAGTGTTTCAATCTCAACCACTGGAACCCATACAATTACGGTGGCTGGAAAGCCTGCGACGCTCGCTATGATATACTGGGCTCCACCGATACGCCGCCGCAGAACTATGGCGCATCGCGTCAAACGGGCGATGTCGGGTATGATGCGAGCGCGACCTGCGCGACGAACCCTGTCGCCAACACGTTGATGGCGGCGCTTCCCGCGGATCTCCGTGCGGTAATGAAGCCGATCACAAAATACACCGACAACATAGGAGGCGGCACAGGCAATGTAGCGAGTAATGTAACGACTTCGGTCGATTATCTGCCGCTGTTAGCGGAATATGAAATTTTCGGATCCAGAACTTACGCGAACAGCACGGAGCAGAACTATCAGGCGCAATATGCTTATTTTGCAAACGGCAACCCGAAGTTAAAGTATAGGCATTTAGACGTCTCTCAGACGGCTTTCTGGTGGTCGCGGTCGCCCTTTTACGGTAGTGGCAATGATTTCTGCGGCGGCGGTTCGAGCGGTTCCG